TACCAAACTCACAAGGGGTGGATTCATCTATGACTGCATCCATGCGACCTGTCCAGCAATGAACCGGGCCAATGTTATCTACTTCACCATCGCAATCGTTGTCTACTCCGTCGCATACTTCTTGGTTGTGGGGGAACACCAAGTCGTTGGTGTCATCACAATCTGTATTGTTTAAGCACGAATCAGATGAGTTGTGGCCATCCCCATCAAAGTCAAACGACAAACCATCATCCAATATTCCATTGCAATTGTTGTCTATCCCATCACACTCTTCGGGTTCTGCACCGATGCTTCCAACACATATATCTCTGAAGTCCTCGTCACATTCAGTGTGTCCTAATTGACACTCGCCTAAAGTTTTACCGGCGGGAATATCGTCGTCGCCCGCGTATATTATCAAACCGCCATCGGATAATATACTACAAGAACGAGACTCAGGACAGGTTTTATACAGCGCTTCGTCGCACGAACACCCATTGAAGAAAGATAATAAAATGATTGGTAGAAGTGCGCGTGGTGCCATATGGTTTCTCTGAGTTTATTTTTTGTTTGCCTGTTTCTCTTCTTTTTGATGCTGCTCGATAAGCTGTCCAAGCGCTCCTGTCTCTTGCAGTTTCATGAGTTGCCAAATCTCTTGGATAGCACTACGTCTTGCTTGTTCGATATCCGATCCGGCGGCCCCCATTTTAAGGAGATTCTTTTTAGCAGATTCTGCCGCCATACTTAGTGCCACAAAAGTGCTCAATGTAGGGTGGAATCCCGTATAATACTCCTTAGAAATGAAAGAGGTCATAATATCAGTGTATTTGGTATACGCATCTTCTTTCAGGCGATGACGTAATTGTTGGTCGTCTGCCTTATTTCTTTTTTTCTTCATTTTCAAATCCTTTTATCATATATTTCATTATAACACTTTTTCTTTCTTCGCTTAAATTTCTTATCCATCGTGCCACTGTCTTATCAGCAGCTTCTATATAAGTTTTCCCCTCTCCATCACAATAAGGACAACTGTATGTCTTATCTAGGCAGGATAGACAGATGCTCCTCACATATAAAACGCCCTTGTCGTTTTCTTTTGGTTCATCCATCTCATATTTGTTCCGGCAAGCCCTTAATAGAGAACGAGAGAACGCCCTCAATCTTGTGAATCCGCTGTAGTAGACTCCTCATGATAGTGCGTGGTGAATAGTGACCTAAAATATACCTATCGACCTTTATGGACAAGAGAGAAAAATCTTCACCCGCTCGTGGTTTGTCCGCTTCGCGCACATACACCACCGTTACTCCCGGCAGCGAACGGATATCATTTAATATATCTTGTTTCCCTCGATCCTTTTTGCTTGTATTGGTCATGAAAGCCTGGAAACGGAAATCAGGAAGTTGAGTTTCCTCATTTACAAAACTACTAAAATTTTCCATTATTTTCTTCATCGCCATATAAATAACTAGTTTCCCTTAGAACTTATCGCTTTTACCCTTTCCCCAAAAATGTTTGTTTTTCTTTTGATCGGTAGTCAAAAGAACCTCTATGTAGTCGCGACCCCTCGCGTCTTTTCTGAACGTGTACTGATACAGACTCAAGTTTCCATACAAAGGAGTGAGCATTTTCTTTTCATACTTCTGTCGTGCGGGTGGTTGATTTAAATATTCTACGCACGCTGTAGCAATGTCCTCCTCGCTCATCCACGGAGGGGCCTGACTAGGGGACAGTTCGGTATCACTCTCAAAGTCAATATAAGCGCCTATCACCCACTTATCCTTCGCGAACCCTTTTAAATCCCAAAAATTAGATCCATGATAGCGACCCTTTCTTGTTTCGCTTCCGGCATCCCCTATATCTCGGAGAGAACACTTGATCATTTAGCGCCTTTTTCTTTCTGAATGAACGATCTCAATTCAGTGTACCCACCAATCATTTCCACCTTTCCGTCGGGAAAGCATCTCAACACGATGGGTACCGTCTTAAACTTCAATTCTCTTTTGATGCCCTCTTCAAATGGTTTACAGTGATCTAATATTGTCACCACAAAATCTTTCTTTTCTTCTTCTAAAAGAGATATCGCATCTTTACAATAAGGACAATCAACTTTGCAATAGACGTGAATATAGTCAATCACGCATCACCCCTTAAGCAATTGTTTCTGGGCGGAAAAACATTTCTCTTGAATCTGCGCGGGTGATCCCGCGACCGTAACGATATTAGAGATGCCACCGCTGTTCATTGTGATGGTAGAGAAAACTGTCTGCTCATTCAGCTCCTCCCACGGGAGTTGCCCCTCCTGAAAAAGAGAATTAAATTGCCCATCCTCTCTTATGTTCACAATGTTTTCAGGATTTACATACACCTCGTTCATTTTATAATCAAATTTTCCGTTTACTGCGGTTTTCTTTACTACTTCTATTAGTTTAACTAACATTTTATTTATCCTTTTCGTGTGCCACGTCGTGCACTTGGTTTCCATGCGTCACATATACACCGCCCATGCAATATACAATATATCTATCGTTTTGGGGGGTTCCTTCTTCCACTATCATTCCTACTTGCGGCTTGTGAGTTCGACGATACCCCAACTCGCTTCGATCAAAAAGCAAACATCCTTGGGGTATATATATGAGATCGCCTTTGTGATATTCTTTAATCTTCGCCTTCCTCTTCATTTGGTACGGGCGGTTGTTGCCCCAATTCGGGATTGTTTATATGCTGAAGATATCCAGCCAAAATATTCATGCAATCACTCATGCGGTTGTCTATTTTATATAAATATTGTCTAGTGTTTTCGAGGTCTACCACGCAATGGTTAACATCTTCACCCATTTCGAGACGTTCAACTACACTATTTAATTTGTGTTCGACATCTCCCACCTTCCTCAGAGTGACTACCAATAATTCCGCCACTTCTGCGGGTAATTCTTCGAGAAATCCTCTTAAAGAAATATTTACTTCTCTTGCCATTTCATACTCCTTCGATTGTTAAAATGATCATAGATCATTATACCATCGTTCATCACCTTTGTCAAGTAAAATATTAAGATAATGCTTTGGTAACTAAAAAGGCGAGAATTCCTAGAGTCGATGACACCAACATCCAAGTAAATTTAACAGATGTTTTTTGCCAACCCTCAAGTTCTCTTAGGCGAGCGTACAATCCCTCATCAGGATGATACACCGCGTCCTTGACTTTCGATATATCTTCTGCCATATCTTCCTGCTTTTCTTTTAATTCATCAATCTTCATAGCGAGTACGTCCATCTTCCCATCTAACTGCGATAGCGCTGTGTTTACATCTTCAGTAGGCACTAAATAATTCCCCCGCTATAAGTGTTGGTGTAATAATAAATAGTAATTACTTAGCGATTATGGCATGACTACTTGTAATAAGTGTACCAGCTGCCGATGCTGCGTTCTGAAGGGCAGATCTCACCACTTTTAGAGGATCTACAATGCCATTTTCGAACATATCTACTGCTTCACACTTTCCAAAATCATACATCAGATTAAATCCCTGTCCGTCGCCCAGATCTTTAACAGCATTTAATATTACATCTGGCTTTCCGCCGGCGTTCTCTACCATTTGACGCAGGGGTGCTTCTACCGCCTTCAGAACAATATGGATTCCATAGACTGCTTCGCCACCTTTGGGATAAAACTTAAGAGGGTCTAACCGACTTGCCACTTTAAGGAGAGCGATGCCTCCTCCTGCCACTATGCCTTCTTGTTGTGCGGACTTGACCGCTTCAAGAGCATCTTCCACGCGATGTTTCTTTTCTGTCATCTCTATCTCGGTTGCTCCTCCCACGCTTATAACAGCAATGCCGCTTGCAAGACGCGTTATCCTTTCTTGTATCCTCTCGCACTCATACATTTCGTCTGTCTGGGTGAAAAGAGACTTGAGAGTTTCAATCCTTTCATCGATTTTCTTTTCTTCGCCTTTCCCCCCCACTATCGTGGTAGAAAACTTGTCACACTCAATCGTTTTAGAATTACCTAAATGTTGAAGCTTCACATCTTTTAGTTGCATCCCTGAACTGCGCGAAACAAAGGCGGCTCCAACGCTGATAGCGAGGTCTTCCAGAATATTGCGCCGCTCTTCTCCATAGCGCGGGGCCTTAATTGCTGCTACCTTCATGGTTCCACGCACCGCATTCATAATCATAGCGGCCAGCGCTTGTCCTTCTATATCTTCTGCTACTACTACGAGAGGTCTGCCATCGCGGGCTGCTAACTCAAGTACAGGCAAAATATCCTCAACAAATTCTATTTTCTCATCAGTTACCAAAAACAGAGGATTTTCATACCTCATTGCTCCCCTTCTCTCATCATTAATAAACGCTCCAGCCGCATACCCACTATCAAATCTAAATCCTTCCATGACATCTAATGTGGTGTCGAGGGAGCGCGCTTCTGCAATCGTAATACTGCCGTCATTCCCAATCATGTCAATTGCCGTAGACAGTAGCTTCCCGATTGTCCTATCCCCGTTCGCAGAAATGGTAGCAATATCTTCTACATCTTCTAGTTTAGTTACCTTGCGCGCCTCAGCCTTTAAGTTTTCGACGATCACTTCAGTCGCCCTATCAATTCCCTTTTTCAGTTCAATGGGAGAATGACCTGCCACCAAGTGTCGCTGTGCTTCCACCAAAATGGCACGTGCCAACACAGTCGCGGTGGTGGTTCCATCTCCTGCATTACTATTGGTTTCGTCGCTTGCTTGTTTAATTATTTGCGCTCCAACATTCTCAAACGGATCTTCAAAGTCAATGAATTTGGCGACGGTGACTCCATCTTTTGTAATAATTGGATTGTGGCCAGGTGCGTGAAGTATAACATTTCTTCCCTTTGGGCCCATTGTGGCGGCAACATTGTCTGCTAGTTTGTTGACACCTTCTAAAATCTTTTGGTTTAAACCTTGTTGTGTATTAAGATAATGTTTTGTAGTCATTAATCCTCCATTGTTTTTTGAGTTGCGTTAATTCAATCTTTTCTTTAAGTTTATAAGCTCGACGAAAATAGTAAGCTAGACAGTTTAAATCTCTCTTCTCTTTGTAATGTAATGCTCTCTTCCAGTTGTATCTATACGCACAGGACAGGGCGCCGATGATGGCCCCGTAGTAAACTCTGTAAACAAGTGTACGAAGAAAGAGAAGCATTGCCGAACATATTCCATAAGTTTATTCACCATAACTAATTAGTTTTCAGAACTCCATTCCGATGATCCTATTATAAACATATTTTATCTATTTGTCAAGTAAAAAAACCACCCGAAGGTGGTTTTTAATTCTAGTTGGAAGAACACTACTTATTATTCTTGCTTTTTCTTTGCTCGGTAGCGATCTTGTTCTGCTCTATTTCTTAGTAGGCGCTCACGGTCGCGATGCTCTTGAAGGGTTGAGGGGCGTTCTGCTCCCTCTCTCAGATTCTTGTGAGCGTTCTTTGCTTGCTGCGCCTTTATCTTCTCTTGGTCGGTGGCATCGCGCACCTGTGGGCGCGGTTGTCCGGTGGACATCTTGGCATCGTTGGGAACCATTGGAGCGCCAGTAGTGATGCCTTTATTGGCGTCTAGATTAGGTTGCTGTTGCCTTTGCTTTGCTACTGCGGCCTTTGCTGCTTTCATGGCCGTGCGCGTGTCGTCGCCCGCCGCTTTGCGCTCTCTATAAACTTTACTTAATAGTCGACTATTGGCGCCTCCGCGCTTCCAGTCATCATCAGTCGTGACGGCATCTCCTGCGGCGCGCCTTGCTTGGCCTCGCTTAACTCCGGCAGCCTGAGTTACGGCAATCTTATCCATTATGGCCTTTTCCATTTGCTTATAATTCCTGAAATCTTTGCCTGCAACTAGTCCAAGTTTTTTCGCTAGGGCATCTACATTTTTCTGTCCGCCTTTAAAGTTCTGATAATCTGGAACACTTCTAAGCGCCTGAGTAATGCTGGCATATCCGGTACCTGCGGCCGCTTGTTGTTTCGCCAACTTCGCTGCTGCTGCCTTTTCTTCTGCTGCCTTTTCTTCTGCTGCCTTTTCTGGTTCTATCGCCGTCTCTTCTTCTGTCTCTGCTGTCTCTACTTCTGGTGCTACTTCGGCTCCCTTAAAAGCATCATTATTGCTATCTAGCGCGGCCTGCATATTTGAATTCAAGGTCTGCAACAAAGATGTTACCTCGGCCCTCGTAATACTAGACAAGTCGGGGGGCACAGCGTTGTAAAAGTCATGTGCAAGTTGCTCAATTTCATTATTCGGTTTGTATGCTTCTTCGGTGTCGGTCGTGTCTACTACTGTTTCTGTTTCTTCTTCGGTGTCGGTCGTGTCTACTACTGGATTGTCTACGGGTTTTACTCCGCCACCGCCAATGATGGGGTCAGCATCGCCGTCACCGTCCCCGTCACCATCGCCATCGCCATCGCCGTCGCCTGCGCCGGCATCTACTTCATCGGCGCCGGCATCTACTTCATCGGCGCCGGCATCTACTTCATCGGCGCCGGCATCTACTTCATCGGCGCCGGCATCTACTTCATCGGCGCCTGCGTCGACATCATCGAGGCCGGCATCACCGACTTTTCCCTGCTCTTGGGATACCCAGTTCGATCCAGCATCTTCAGGTCGCTCATTTAAATATTTACGGAAATTCTCAATTAAAACTTTCACACTTTTTCTCCTCTAATAGAAAGGCGGTTACTTGGTGCGCTTTTTAGAAGACACCTTCTGCTTCTTCACGGACATCTTCTTGAGTCGCTTGGTAACATTCTCAGCGATTGCAGAAACAACCTCTTCAAGATCAATTGCTTCCAAGTCTTCCTCTTCCATTTCGTCGCCACCACCCAAATCAACTTCTTCTTCGCTAGCTTCCAACTCTTCGTCGCCGCCAAGTTCATCACCGAGTCCTTCCTCTTCTTCTGCCACGTCAACACTAACGCCAGTTTCAGATTCAATAGCGGCAGCAATGGCACGTACTAGTGAGTTTACGTCGACATCACCACCTTCTGGTGCATCCAAGTCACCCCCCTCGTCATCAATGGGTTCTCCTTCATAATCAATGTGTCCTGGATCGGTTTCAGACTTGTCGCCTTCGTTACCGCCCCAATCATCATCAGCCTTGTCATCTTCATTTACATAATCTACTTTGCCATGGCCTGGAGTTTTAGCAAGTGTGCCTTCTCCGCCGCGACTCCTTTCGGTTACGGGGTCGCGCATATCCTCACCTGGCTTTTCCTCCTTGGCAGTGAAAGCTTTATCCTCTTCTTGAACCTCTTCCCCTTCATACAACCTCTCTACAAAGTCGCTGGCGATTGGCGTAAGGTTGGCCAATTTCATGAACTGGCGAACAGTGCCTTCCTCCAGTAAAGTTTTCTTTTTAGTCATAGCAAAAATCTCCTTGTGGGCGTGTGAACTGAGGCTCAACACTTTTACAGTTAATAAATAGTTATGAGAAGCTAGAAAAAGCCATCGGGCAGAACAAAAAGTTCATCCTGCATTTCTTCCTTGTCTATCTTCTCTATCGCTGCATCTTGTATTTGCTTAATGCGAACATAACTTAGGTTTAACTTTTCACCTACCTCATGAAGGGTCATCGCTCCATAACGTCTAATGGCGACTAAACTACAATTCAGATCCTTCTTATGATCCATCCACAATCGGCACTCTTTATTCTTGCACTTCTTGTTGTTCCTTACACACTCACTGGCACATTCTTTCACTTTACACACCCAACTCCTCATCGAACATATCAAACAAATCGTTCACCTCGTCTTTAGAAAGTCCCATTTGTTTCTCTGTATTATACGATACTTTGCGCTCTTTGTCAAGTATTTTCTGCTTTGTTTTAGTATATAAATTTTTTCTTTTCTTGAAGTCCAGAAGGTAGGCCATAAAGGATGGGTTGTCTTCCAGAAAAGATCCTACTACACCACGAAAGAACTCTCTCTTAGTGATCCCCTCGTGCTTAAGTTTGATTAATAACTTAGCGTAAGTCGAGTCTGACTCTTCAAACCCTACTATCACTTCTTTTCCGTTAATGATTCCAAGACGGAGACAGCCTGCTCCCAGCAGGGGGGACAATATAATCTCACCACCTGCTCTCTTGTTCTCACTACTACGTTCCACGAGTTCACCATGTCACGATTTAACTTATCAAATGGAGCACAACAGGTCGTGCATTCATCCGGCAGTTTATCGAACATATTTAATTTCTCTTTAAGATCTTTTTCTGCTTGCTTCTTAGTGAGAGTTGGTTTCTTCTTGATCTTGCGCACCATGTTTTATTTCCATTATTGCTTTGAGGGCATCGTTTACTTCCATTATTAACTGAGTGTGTCTACGTGTCCATCCCTCATATTT